TCGTCCTTTTCCCCGTAGGTATACTTTGCCTGTTCGCAATACATCAGTATGTTTTCGTGTTCATGTGGTTTCAACCAGTTGTCCAACATATGAATTGGAACATCTTTTCCATAAACAAATTTCATTACTTACTCGAATTGTATTGGGTTACTGCAAAGTTGAATGCAATGGAGATACGTGGATTGCCAGGTGTCGGTTTGTTTGCCTTGACTTCGTGCATCAGATATGAAGGGAACATAATCAGATCTCCTTCTGTAATATCAGGAGAGAATGTTTCCTCATAGTTGTGTGAATCGAACTCTAATGAATGAGATCGAATGATGCCCATCGGATCAGTAAAGGTCAATGGACTATGCACCTCCTTATCATAACATAGAAAATGAACACATGCAAAATGATTTGGGTCTAAAGGATCGCCAATATGATTGTGCGACTCCTGATATTCTTCATCTTCATAACAATTATACCAACATTCGTCCACCTCCACTTCAAACTTGTTATCGAAGAAAGTTTTAATTAGATTATGATACTGTCTCTGTAGTTCTCCCTGAGACATAAAGAACCGATTGATGTCGTCTCTTTCGTGACTAGTCGTAATCTTTGTGGTTAACCATCCTTCTGGTGGTGTTAATGTTCTCTTAGTTCGATTGATGAAAGGTAAAAGATCTTGCTTCAGTCTTTCATTGTCCTCAACCTGTCCTTTATAATAAGAAACAGGAAATATTGTATGTCTCATTGTTGACCTCTGCTATGGTTCTCTTTAGGTTCATTATAGTACATATGAGTGGATTCTTTGACAATTTGTTGATCATGTTTACTCTTGCGTCTCTTGACAAACTTAAGTTGATGCCATTGATGTTCATAGCAACAGACTAGGATATGAATGTGTTTGTGTGGATTGCCCTTCTCATACTTACAATTAGGTTTCTCTCGTAAACCTGTTTCGATTGTAATGTAGTTTTGAAGTGGTCGCCAATTAAACTTAGCCCTGTGTTCATTATCAACAGGAGTTCCCTTCCAATAAACCCATCCTTCATCTATAGTGCCAAGATCATTTTCCCAGATTACATAATCGTTAACTTCGGGGACGTATTGTTCTTCTGTATCCATTAGATTAAATCTATCCAACCTGTGATAATTGTTTTTTCTAATTTTTCATCGACTCTACCTCTATGGGTATGTGTCCACTCTGCTGGCCAAATGACAGTTTTGCCTTTTTCAGCTGCGACATATTTATCCTGATATAACCACTCTGTTCCTCCATCGGGATTGTCGGTTAGATAGGTCATCCAAACAAATGCTCGATCCTTATGATCTACACCAGATGATCTCTCAAAATGCCACACTGTATAACCTTCGCCTGGTGCATACCTTTGAATATTGAATCCATCTGAGAACCTAGATTCAAGACCACCTGCGTATTCATATTCATCAAAGAATGAGTCTAACACTTTATCCATTGAATCAAAGTATTCTTTAAGACACCACTCGTTTTCACAGAACATCATATGTAAGTGCAAATCAGTAGATGATTTACCATGTCCTCTAAAAACACCACCTTCCATTACATTTGCATTGGGAGTTGCTTGATAGGATCGTTTGTTTACATATGTGCAGGTTTCATAGAAGTTGAGAAGATTATCGCATATTCTTGGATCAATCTTTCCCTCAAAGATGAAGTCTGGCATTAATTTGGAACTGCTTTTAGGTCTTTTGGACTATGACCTTCGTTTAATAATTGATTTAATCTGACTCTTGCCTGTTCTTTGGTGAGTCCTTTACAGTTCGGTTCTGTGCATTCGTGCCATCCCATCGTGCTCTGTACTACGATTTGCCATAATTTTTCTGCCATAGTTCTATGAAAATTTAATTGGTGCGGTGCGGGTGTTGATTTCCCCAGTCATCATTGCATTGAATGAAATAGTAATACGGGGAATGCCTTGATAGTCGTGCCATGCTTGTTGTACCCCGTGTGGAAGCCACGAAGGGAACATAAACAAACTACCATTATTTACTATCGGTGAAACTACACCTGAGTTATGTGCAGCAAAGTCTTTATTGACATTTGGTTCAATAACTCTTGCAGCAGGTCTTGGATCACTGAAAGTTGTCGTCTGTGCGTGTGTTGTACCTACATTTGGTACACTTATATGAAATACTCCACTAAAAATTGAATTTGGATGAGTATGATTCATATGGCAATAGAATGGTTTATATCCAACATTTGCCCACATTGAAGTAAGATAGACTTCTTCTACCTTAAAATCATAATATGCAAAGACAGCAGCAGACTCCTGAAGTAAAAACTCGTGAACATCTTCCATATCATCTTGTAGATGAAGGTTGTCAAAACTATACCAACCTAGAGGATCTTTTGGATCTCCTGCAATTGTTCCTCTACTCTCATCTTTAGTTGCTTTTAATATTCTATCTTTAATACTGCTTAAAAAATCTCTATCTGATACTCTTGATTTAAAAAGTAATGAGGGAAAAAGAACACCAATGTCCCTATCGGTAACTTTGATTTCCTCTTTCACCTCTCTGGGAGATACAGGTTCATTATCTATTTGATTTACGACTCCAGTATTAATAGTAAACCCATTCTGAGATTTGAATCCACCTTTTGGTTTACCATTTGGAATCTTCGCATCACTATTCCATGATAATTCATGCTTAGCTTTTGTCACACGTACCTCCAACTATTGATATTATAGCATAAAAAATTGATTTAGACAAGGAACTCATTCATATAGTAATCAACTGTAACCTCCATCTTGGCAGCTTCCTTCTCTAGGTAGTCGCCATGTTGAGCAAGACCTTTATAGTATTCTTGTCTCTGTTTCCATTTAATAATTTCGATTTCAGATTTAATCATGTAGTCCTTCAGTAATTCCATAAATTGTTCTATTTCTTCGTCATTCATAAGTGACGAATCCTTTGGGTCTTTCCTTCCATTTTTGCTTTGTAGGTTTTACTTTTTGTACTTTCCTTTTAATACGTTCTGGCATTTGATCATATATCTCTTGTGGCACTTGATCTTGTGTCCCAACAAAAGTGTAATCATCCTTCTCTTCGTGTATACTCCTAGATAGGTATTCGTGTAGTGAAGGGCAACTCATCGCATAATGTATGTATTTCTTTTGTGTTTCCTTGTACAAATCCTGTAACCTATCGCAATGCAATTCTGGATCAAACTTTTTCAATATTCCTAATGCTCTATGCACCTGTGCATCAATCGGAGAATAATTCATCCCTGCAGCAATACACTGGAATCCTGCATTACCATCCCTAAATTGATGATACTTATGTGCAGATGTAGCATAGTAGAGTAATTCAAGATTTTCTCCCATATCAGTTTCATAGTTCAATGAATTATTAACTGTTGGATCAATCCTAACTCTCTCTGTTACATCCTGCCAATATGGTGTATCATTTCTAGGACTCAATGCATAGTGCATAGCAACAAAGTTTGCGTGTCCATAGTAAATGTTTTTGAGTGCATAGTTAAATGAATCTCTATCCCACTGATTAACAAAACCTTTGCGTAGTGTGTATATCAATGATAGTAACCACTCATACGTGGTCATCAATCCTGTACTCTCTAGTGGTTCAATAAAACCACTGGATAAACCAATCGCAACTACGTTCTTCTCCCATGTCTTTTCGTGTATTCCATTTCTCATTGTAATTGGTTTGAACTCAAGATCATCAACTGGAATCTTCTCATATCTGGTGCGAATATATTTCTTGAACTCTTCAAGAGCTTTATCATCACTGATATGTTTATCGCTATATGCATACCCTGCACCTACACGTGACCATAGAGGTATATTCCATGCCCATCCATTATTAAGAGCAGTGCAATTTGTAAATGGTTGTAGTTGTGTAGTCTTATCTGTATATGGTATGTGTGTTGCCCATGCTTTATTATTTGGAATCAAATTTTCAATGCTGTTGAATTTAACTCCCAATGCCTCCTCTAATAACAAACTCTTGAAACCAGTGCAATCAATGTACAAATCAGCAGTTAGTTTTTGTTTGTCTGCTAATATTAGAGACTCTACCCCATCATCATTTGTATTAACCTTCTCAACTGTAGAGTTGATTAACTTTACACCTTTTGGAAGACAAATTGTTTTCTTAAGATATTGTCCGAATGCGGTAGCATCAAAATGAAATGCAACATCAGATACAAAGGAAAAACCAGGTGTTTTACCAGTGCTATCATCAGACATTTTATTGTTCTCTGCAACTGCAGCAATGGGATAATGGCAACGTGCATATGAATTACCATCAAAGATACCACTTCTATTACCTTTTAAGAACCACCAGTCGTTTTGTCCTACTTGTTCTACTGGTCTTTGATATTCTCCAAATGGATAGTGGAATCCTCCTGTGTTCTTGCCTGACCAATCTGTAAACTTGATGCTTAACTTGTAACTTCCATCTGTTTCTTTTAGAAAGTCTTTATCCTCAAGTCCTATTAATGATGTCCAATGTTTTATACCACCAAGAGTACTCTCTCCAACTCCCAATATAGGAAAGTCTGGACTCTCAATGATAGTGACATTCATCTTTGGAAACTGTGTTGCAAATGTCGCAGCAGTCATCCAACCAGAAGATCCACCACCTACGATGCATACACTTTTAATCTTTTTGCTCATTCTTTTTCTTTCTTCGTTCTTCAACTAATTTTAGGAACTCCTCATCTGGAGTAAAGATTACAGGACCTTCGGCAATCCTCTCTTCCAGTTCATCCAATAATGGATCCTTTTCATTGTTTTCGTTAGTCATTGTTACAAGAGATCTAAGTCTTTTCCGTGTCTGAGTTTATCCACTTCAACAGGTGGCACAAAGGCATTGTAATTATTTCTAATTTGCTCTAGTCTATCTGCTTGAGCACCTAGTTTTTTTAAGACAGTGCGACTATTAACATCAAACTTTTTAGCAGATGCATCAATGTCCTTTCCATGAAGAACATCAATTAAAAAATCACATTCAGACTCATCTAAGTCTGATTCTAACCTATGTATTGTTCCTAAAATGCTCAATTTAAATACCCCTATCTTGTGTGGTTTCATCTACGATTGTATCTAATTGGGATAACTTTGGATACATTCCCTTAAAGGTGTCTCCAGTTCGTTTATCCTTTTTCATATCGTCATCCATTTCTATTCTACCTGTATTTTCATTGAACTGCAAGATCATCTTTCTACCTGATTGTCTTGCTTCCTTTCTAAAGTTATCAGATACACCAGTATGATCATTTGTATATGTGGTTACGTGGTCACTAAGCCATCCTGTACAAACATATTTTGAACCCCTAGTAACAACTTCCCCTCTATGATGAAAATACCAAGAAGCAGGGAAACAAATTAATTTGCCTTGTTTTGGTGCTACACTGAATATGTCATTTTTTCCTGGTCCGACTCTAAACTGCGTATGTCCACCATCATAATCATCATTGAGATAAAAGAGATATGTAAATAATCTCCTTGCCTGTAATACAGATCCAGAATCTCTATATCCTCTAATTGGAAATACTATTGTATCTAAAATTGGAGAGACATCATCATCAGCATGCCAATCATATGACTCTCCCTCTTGAGTTCTTTGTATCTGGTATCCAGAGTCAACTAACTCTGATTTTGTACACTGGACTTCGCTCCCTAATTTATCTTTTATAAACTGCAAGTATTTCTTTACATATGGATTCAATGCCTTAAAAAACATTTCATCCTCTTCTTTCCAATCCTCCCATTGAGATATCCATAAATCAGTGGATTTTTTGATACCAGTATTATCATTACCAGATTCTTCGGATGTTATACCCTTACTCTTACGATTATCGTATTCAAATTTGTCAATAATCTTTTTACATTCTCTTGGTAGGAGTACATCATCATATTCTGCTACCATTTCGGCAAAGTTAGTTGCCATCATCGTTAGTTCCTCCCTTCAAATTAAATGCTAAAATTATTCTTTTTTCCATTATAGGTGGACTGAAGTGATATATCTCTGGATCCCAGATTAAAACATCACCCACAACAACTTTAGAAGATGTTGAATTACTTTTGTGTAGTGGATCTTGAAAATAAGTTGATTGTCCATCGTTTAAAAACAAACAACCAGAAGCACTTATTTCTCTTGCCACATGATTATGTATAGGATGAAATCCACCAGGTTCATACACTTGAACCCAAGAGTTATCGAATGCCTCCTCTGGTGCTATGACATCCAAAAGTTCCTTAATCCAAGGAACTGAATGTGGCATATTTGGGGTTCCATAAGTCGTAGTTAATCTCCCATGTTTAACATACTGACCATATTTTAAACACCACTCCTCAAGTTTATCAACCCACCCATCAGGTATATCGATATGAGACTTGATAACAATGGACGGTGGAAATAGTTGTCTGTGTTCAGTTTTTAATTTTTCTTTACTCATAAAATGCTTCTAATCCAACTGGTTTTCCAAAACTGTAGTCATAAGTTAATGCATCGTTGCAAACATAATGTGGATGATCAGGTTCAACACCTAATCTTTTACACAACTCAAGATGATTATCCTCCATAAGTTCTACTGCATACAACATATTGTTTAGTATGTGTTCCTCATCATGATACTGCAATAATGTATTTTTAAGAGTAACCAAAAAGTTACCACTACCTGCTGAATTATCTAGGAAAGTAGAATTAGGATTCTTTTTTATATCATCTGGTATATCGTTTATCATTTTAGCACAAACATCCATAGGTGTAAACACTTCGCTAGTAGCGTTTATCCTATCATCGGATCTTTCAATTACAGACCCTACACTTTTATTATGATCATTCCTCTTCATAAAATATCAGGAATAGTTCTGAATAATTCTTTTGAGTTAGTATTTACTATTCTGTTCTTTAGAACCATTTGATGCACCTCATCAGACCTCAAATAATCTGCAAGTTTATTACTCTCCTCTTCCGAAGATGTTTTTATAATAACTGTAGATCCACTGATAGCATGATCGTATGGTTTGATACGAATCTGTCCAAAACCTTGTCCACCATATTTACTATTCATTACGACTCCATGTTGATTAACACAACAAGTATACTGAGACTTATCAACATTAGTGATTTGCATCTCTCCATTTTTACCACCCATTGTGGTTATCATAGGATACTCTCCCTCAATCAATTGATTTAAGTTCAAATCTCCACGTTGATAGCGATGTCCCATGTTGTTAGGAACATCTGAAACAAAATCTGGATTAGTAAATCTAATACAAGTATCATCAGTAAGTTGAATATTCTTTACTGTACCATCAAGATAAGTTAGTTTTGTTAGTCCAGTATATCCACGTTTCCATGTACAAATACAGGTTTCTGTCATTGATATGGATGGGAATGTATCAGGAGATAATGCTTCAATAGAAACAATACCTGGTGTTGAAAACAAAGTTCTTCTAAACTTTGATGTGGATTTAGCAAAGTGTTTTGATCTGATTACCTCTGATACATAATCAGATCTTTTCATTGCACTTAGATAGAAATGTGTATCTAAAGTTTTTGCACACCCACCTGTAGTTGCACCTGTTACTGTAGATGTATCTGTATATGGTGGATTACCAACTGTAGCACTAAACTGCATTTTGTAATTACTAAGGTTGTCGGTTACATTAATTTTAGCATTAATCTGCTTTATTGCATAGCGATGAGTAGGATCGTTTTCCCACACCACTATATCATCAGGTTCCCAAGATTTATTCTCTATTGCATATAAAGAATGAAGTCCAGAGGGATCTCCATGTATATACAACTTTTCAGTTGCACACTTTTTTGAAGGAACCATCCTATCAAGAATATCTAATGAAAGTGTTTTTTGATTCTTTCTTGTTGTTGCAAGTTTCTGTAAGGTTCCACATTCATCTTTAGACATAGAATGTTCAATATCTATGATCCCTTGGTTGATTCTATTGATCCATGATTTAGGTATAATCTTTTGTTCTAAACAAGATTTAATAATACCAGTGGTGTCTCCTGTATCATGTTCATAATATTCTGAATTAAGAATACTATCTACACTTTTAGGTGTGGATTTATTCTTTATCATATGGAAGATAACTAATCCTATTCTCTCCATGTATGCTTGAACAGTTTCTGTTTTCTGTGCTATTTCAGACTTATCATAGTGTGTAGAAAATTTGGATGAACTGGTAAGTTTCTTATTACTCTTTGCGTTAGCATTGTTCTCATTTACTGTAAAGGAACTCCATGAAGATAACTTCGCACTCTTCTGGAAACTATCAAATTCAATGTCTCCCAACTTAAGAAAATCTAACTGAGATACAATACTTGATATTAAAGATATTGCACTATCCACATCATTAGATAAAATTTCATTTAGACGTTCTGGTGTTACTTCTTCAAAATCAGAGAAGTATTCAAAGATAGGAACTAAATCAAGAAGTTCATATTCAGATTCTGTTAATTCATGATTCAAATCACATGCAGTAAAATACATGTTTCTGATTGTAGTAAAACAACGCTCTGGGCAAAAATCAATTACATCCCAAGAATTTCTTTTTGTCGATCCACCACGGAAAGCAAACTGTGTCCATTGTTCTCTTGATGATCCTTCTGCACAATTCATAACAGTATCAATACCCTCTGCAGTTAGACCAAGAACATTTGCAGTTTTGGTTAGGATAACTGTAGAAGTATTGGTATCAATATGTGATCTGATTGTCTCAGAATTTTCTCTAGTATCTGAAGTTACAACTAATGGTTTAAACCTTGTTGATTTAAAATAATCTACAAGTGCATGACATGATGCCATAGAAGGCAAAGTTATCATTATGTGTCTACAATTCTTTAGTATTCTTTTGTTATACTTTATTCCATCTTGAGTAAAAACTTTACTCATAAATTCATCAACTAATATTGGTTCAGCAAAATCATCCTCATCTTTGTTTACCCTAAAAATGTTACCCATTGCATCAGGATCATCGCCATACAAATCTTGGTATTTACTAGACTCATACTTTGCAAGAATCAATCTCATCTGTGGAGAATTTTCATACTCTTTTATACCTTGCAGTTTATACAACTGCTCCTCAAAATATGAATACACAAATCTAAATTTAGGAAAATCTTCTAAGATTTTATGTGCAGTTCCTGAGACATACAACACTTTTGTATCGAAGTGATCTCTAAGACTTATCCATTGATCTCCCTCATATCCAAGATGTGCTTCATCAAATACTATCAGATCAATATTACAAGGTAAGTTCTTATATCTGTTGGGAGCTTGAATAGTTGAATATAGAACTATTTGTTTGTCAGTTCCCATCCAATATTCTATCTCATTCTTAAACTGATCTACTTCTCCATCACGAATATCAATGAATATAATATTATCAAAGTTTTTAAATTCTTGGGAATCATCTCTCCATGATTGTTTAGGGGAGTTTCTATATGAAACAACTAAGGATACTTTAACACCACTCTCTACAATAGAGGAAAGAACCATTGTAGATTTACCTGCACGACACTTTGCAAATAACAAGTATTCTTTCCACTCATCCCATGTTGAAGTTATCTCAGATACAAACTCTTGCTGATGTTTGCGAAGTTTACGATATTCTTTCTCTTCTACGTTATCTGTAAAAAACTCTTCTTCGATAAGATCTTTAACAACATCAATACTTAAACCATGACCCTCTTCAATCTTGTAAGTCTCTCTACCAGTTTGTGTAATACCACGTTGTTTTTTTAACCAAGTATGTATCTCATGATCTCTACCATCAAAATCTGTCCACCATCCTCTCTTTATCCTTGCACTACCAACTGCTGCTAAATCTTGTTTTGATTTACCGTAGTCTCCACCTTTATGTCTATCTTCATATGTGTGTATGGTTTCTCCTAAACCGAAGGCAGACGGATTACCTTTAAACCCGTCAAGATAAATGTTCATTGTCTCCTAATAAATTGGGTGCGAGAAACAAAAACTAGGACTTACAGGACGTAATTTCTCAGAGAGGATTTACGATCTTGTGATCAAATCAAGATTTCGACCTGATCTGGGACAACCATAGATCCTTGCCTGTTTTGTTTCCCTGCATATATTATAGCATTAAAAAACCCCCTGTAAAGGGGGTTGTGACACTTTTTAAACTGTCTTAGACCTTCGCATTCTTGTCTTACTTTCAGTATATTCTACAGGTGCCCATTCAATTTCCTTCTCTTTGGTTTTTCTTAAATTAGCACTCTCTTTTTTTACAAAGGTACTAGACTCTTCCTTAACATTTTTTGCAAGGGATTGCCCACCATTTAATTTTTTCTCAACCTTTGGTGGTTCAAACTGTTTTAGATAACCTTTCCTACTGAAAAGTTTATTAGTACCTACAGCATCCTCAGAGGTTATTGGTTCATCAATCATCGTACACTAGACACTCTGGTTCGTCTGGGTGGACATCGCAGAATACTTCTAGTACGTTTGGATCATGATGATCTCCTGCTTCGATCTCTGCTTTGTGATGCTCAACATATTCTTCTAAGTCATGCAACTCATCTTCTATATGATGACGCATTGGTTCAGAAGTAGTTGGATCGGCAAGGATTTGTTTATCCTTTTGGATGTGGTCTTCAATAGTTTTCATAGTGACCTCCTATATCCTACGTTACTATTTATAATTTAGCACTATCCTTTTATGTTTGCAACTTCCAGTGTTTCTTTACGAACAAACACACCTTTTAAATCATAATACAACTTATGGTTCTCTGTGTTAACATAGTGTCCTGTTATGTTAGCACCATCGCACGAATATCCATATCCTATAACTTTTTCTGGAACACCATCAATACGAAATCTTTTATCTGAGTGTAGGTAGGTTCCGTAGACTTCATCTAAGTTAAACATAAGTATCTTGAAATGTTAGGATATTATAACATAGTATCTATGTCATCTAATATTTCTTTACGTTTACTTTAGATTTATATGTCATCCTTGTTGTAGAATGTACCAAAGAATCCACTATCCCCATCCTTACGATTTTCCATCTTGTCAATTACTTCACTAGCATCTATGATATTTTCAATGTTCGCCATCATATCTGCAATATGTTTGCTGACAAATGGTTTCTCTTGTCTTGCTGAAAATGCAAGTGCATTTCTTAAATTCTCCTGTGCGTCTCTCAGCGATGTTTTAACTGTGTCTGATAGTGCCATCTACTTTTTTCTTGTTGATTTTTTAAATACTCCTAACTTTGCTAGAAGGTACACTGATAGTATTGTCCAAAAGACAACTTCTAATCCTACGTTATTCATGGTGTGTATTCGTAACCATACTTTTGAAGATACTCCTCAAACAATTCATCTGGGACTCTACCTTCCCAATAATCCTTTTCGGTGTAAGTCTTCATTTTATCACGAGTTTGCTCTGTTGGCAACTCATTGTTGATCCATTCTGATTGCTTGTTCAAAAACATTCTGTAATTCTTTTGATGTTAAATTATTTAACCAACTCCAATCTGGGTCTTTTTTGTCCCATTCTGCAGTAAAAGAACCATCATCGTTTCTGTTGATTTTTAAAGAATCTTTCATCTTGGTATGCGATCAAAGATTGCTCTAAAAACAATTTGAAAGAATGATTTTGCTGCGTTACCTTTTAACTCATCAAACATATACATGTTTAATCTGAATGCATAATTTGCCTCTGTAATGATAGCATTCTTCTCTGATTCTGTAAGTGGTAACTCATCCAATACACTACGGTATTTTTCTTTATATAATTTAGAATCTTTGATATTTTCAAACTCATAAAAGTCTAAACCAGCTTTCTCTAAGTTCATTGCTTTCTTTGCAATGTTCTTTAGTATTTGACCACCAGATAAATCTCCCAAGTATCTGGTATAGTGGTGACCAACTAATAATTCTGGTTCATCCTCTGCAACTTCACGAATACGATTAACATATTGTTTACATGCTTGACTTGGTTCTATTTTAGTTCTCCATTCAAGACCATAAAAATATTGTAAATCCTTTTCTAATGCTATCAATCTCTCTAATTCTGGAAAATATAAACTACCAACTATGGGATGTGTTCTCAAACCATATACTTCTTCTTCTAATGCTTTGTAAACAAAGTAGAGATCTGATACTAAGCATTTATAGTTGTCTGGACTTACTACTCCACGCAGAAATGATTTAACAAATGCAGTGTTCTCTGCTGCTGTATGTGATTTCTTTGTTCCTACCTTTAATTCTTTTGCAAAGTTAGTCATTTTGTTCTTTTTTAAGTTCTTTTCGGATCATTTTTGCATACCAAACATCTTCTTTTGTATACAATTTGCGATTCTTTTTTGCGATCTTAATGATCCTTTTAGCTGCTTTTTTGTCCTCCAAAACGGGATCCTCTAAGGGTGTTAGTTAAGTATTTATACCATTTGACCTTATTGATCCCGAAACTGAGAAACTTTCGCTTGCTTTTCTTACTCTAAATTTAGGATTTAATTGAAGTAATTTTTCGTGTTCTGATAGTTTATCTTTTACATAAACCATATCATCTTGAAGTTTATCTACCTTTTGATTTAAAGATTGAATCAACTCCTCTACCATATACATTTCTTCTGTATATGGATCTTTGACCCTTACCTCAAACCTTTCTTCTGGTGTTAATCTTTTTCTGTATGGGTATAACCAATCCTCTACTTCAGATACACATACCCATAAGAATTCTCTAATACTAAACAGAATTTTCATGATCTCCTGTAAATCCTATTGAGAAACTACTCTTACTGCTCTTCTGAGAATTAACTTCATCGCAGATAGTATTAACCACTCTTATGATGTCTTCGGTATCTCCTTCCATATTTTGTTTGACATAGTCATACTTTAGGAAGAAATCATCAGCAACATTTTTAAACTCTTCTTGAGTTATGTTGTTCTTCATAGTTTGATCCACCTCTGATTGTTAAGTGTCCAGTTAGTAACCTCTGCTATACGTTCGCGAACTGATTTAGCAGGTGTCCAACCGAGTTCTCTCATCTTACCACCATCTAATGCATATCGCAAGTCATGTCCTGGTCTGGAAGAATGGAAATCAACCAACTCATACTTAAGTTCCTTACCCTGTGCATCAGCAATGATCTGTGCTAACTCAAGATTGTTTAATTCTTCTGATCCTACAATATTAAACTTAGGACACTTTGCATTTCCCCAAGTGGGTTCAAATGTTCCCTTGTATTGTAGTAAGAAATATACTGCTGATGAAACATCTTCAGCGTGTATGTAGTGTCTTGAGCCAGGAATTGTCCTAGTCTTGTCGCTATGTATTGTTATAACTTCTCCATCCCTTGCTCTCTTAATACACATAGGGATAAACTTCTCTGGGTGTTGTCTTTCCCCGAATACATTCATAGTATGTGTAATGTATATTGGAAGTTTGTATGTATTCTCATATGCTACTGCTAACTCTTCTGCACCTGCCTTAGTCGCACTGTATGGGTTTGTTGAATTGTATCTATCATTCTCTTTATACTTGATACCGTTAGGAGCAGGACCAAACACTTCATCTGTGCTAAAGTAAACAAATCTTTCAAGATTGTCTTGCTTTCTTGCAAACTCTAAAATGTTAGCAGTGCCCACAACATTATCCATAATGAACTCCATAGGATAATCTATGCTACGATCTACATGAGACCCTGCTGCTAAATGTAAAATATAATCTACCTGTCCAATTTCACTACAGACTAATGGATTGAGTTCTGCCTTAAGATCATGATGTACGATCTTTACACGTTTCCTAACTTCGGGATCAAAGGATAGCATAATATCGTGCAGACGATTAAGATTACCACTATAATCTAATCTATCAAGAGTAATGATCTCCCAATCAGTATGTTTTAGTAAGTAACTGATTGTATGGTGTGCAATAAAACCTGCTCCACCTGTAATAAGTGCTTTTGTCATAATTAAATAAAACCTTTGGCAAGTGCTTTTTCGTGTATAAAGAATACTATAGTTAGTCTATCAGTTTTTGGACTATTTCCAAAACATCCAGTTAGAGCATGGATGTTATATCCGTCGTATGCTACCAATCTATTATACACGTTTTCTACGTTTGTGAACAGAGTGTTACGACTATCCAGAATTGATGTTCCTGTATTAGGTGGGGGATCTGGATTTAAATATATTACCCCCGCACATGATAAAGAATCTCTATGAAATCTATCTGTATAAAATTCATTTAACATATTAACTGTGTTGGCAGGACTCCTATGAAAATATGTTGTAATCATAGGATCTAACAAAGGACCATTTGCTACCTTTGTTTCTTCTCCATATATTTCAGAAAGATCTTTTCCTATGTACTCATCTTCATAATGTGGATATTTCCAGTCTTTAAGATTTCTCTCCTCCCACACAAAATCAAATATATCTTTCTCTATCTGTAATAATTCTTCGTTACTTCCATAACCTAATTTCTTAAACTTCTCAGATCTTATTCCTCTCCATCCTGGTCCTGTATCAGGTCTATCAGAAATTCTCCATGACCTATCTCTAATAGCAAGTTCTCTTACGTGTTCAACGTCTGGAAAATAATTATCTTTTATTGTAATGTCAATCATACTCTATCAAATTGAAAAGGTCCATAATCAGATCCCCAGACTTTTTCGTTTGTAGTCTTGGAGTATCCAATATCTATTGTAGTATATGTGGTGGTTGTTATGTGAACTCTACTTTGAACGTATGAGTCTCTCACTGTGCAATCGCATCCATACAAACCACCAGAAAAGGTATTATAATCTACTTGATTGAATAGTAGGTCACAACCACTGTTATGATGTAAATCATCTGGAGTAATACTTTCCAGATTCTGAAACCCGACGAATTTGTTTTTTTCTTTAAGGTCATAGTTTTTTACTTTCATTAATTCTCCATCCATCACAGGTTCAATAACAAATTGTCGATAAGGTCTACCTTGATCATATGTATATGCCTGTTCTCCATATATCAAATTGTTACCAATATCTTTATGTATTAGTCTAATATGAGCATAGAATGTAGGATTTTGGTATGCCTGTCTCTTATTATCAAATGTTCCTATTAATAACTCTCTAAGTCTCTGTATACTCATCCTGTAGACCAAACTTTGATAACATAGAAATCAGTGTGTCGTATGGAATCCATGCAGGATCTTCATCCATAAATTGCACTTCTACTTCTTGTACGTTTTTTTGTAAGAATCTGCTGTAAGATGTTCTTACATTTTTAACAAAAGACACTGGGTTATACATCAATAAATTGTTTCTCCAATTATAAAACCCTCAACTAAAAAAGTCAAGGGTTTATGTCTTTATATAGATTTTTATTCAAGGTGGATGCTGATACTTCTTCATCTGATTGCTTGGATAATTGTTTACGTTTAAGTTAGAAAACCTCCTTACATATACGTTTACAAATATGGTCTTTGTCGTCGCAATCAATTAAGCATTCGTAATATTCTGTGATTTTATCGTTATGGGGGTCTTGGTGTTCACCCGCCAACTGATTAAAAGGAATTAAGTTATGCATTAATTGTCTCCAAAATTTAGTTTAATAATAAAAATAACGAAAAAGGTTTTAGTGCATCTTGTTCCTCCTAATTCTTGAATTATTTAGACAATAAATGTCTGTATTCGCTGATACAATGTCTTTATCTTAACAAAAAGAAATGCCTACGTGATTGTACCTACTCGTCCATAATCATCCATTAATCTTACAATATCATCCTCTCTACACTCTCCAGTTTGAGTCTCAATAATAGTCATTCCTTCATCCCCTGCCCTTGCTCTATGTGGGGATGTTTCCATAACTATATACAAGTCTTCTGGTTTTGCATCGTATTCAGATCCATCAGTAATAACTATCCCACTCCCCTCTGTAATAACCCAAAATTCTTTTCTGTGGTTATGATATTGATAAGAGAAAGAACAGTTCGGTTTGAGATATAATCTTTTTACTTTATAATTTGGTTCATCCAATAAAACTTCATAATGTCCCCATGGTTTAATCACTTTCTCCATATACTATCTCCATTTCGTCAGTGGTTTTACTGTGTGTGGATTTTTTAGTGTTTTTACATAATCTATCACTTCATCCCGCAATGCCATTAATTCATCAAAGCAACCTTGATTGTGTGCACAACCACGCAATTTGGTATTTGGTTCATATAATGATTCAAGTAGTAAAGTTTTACTACGATCCCATTTGTCGTGGTCAGATTCGTTGCTCATTTTTTCTTTCCTTTTGATTTTTTGTGTTGTGCTACAAAGTTTCTAGCAGAGGATTCATTGCGACAAAATTTTAAGATTTCACCCTCGTGTACAACTGCTATCTTTTTACCATCTGATGGTATTCCATAATATCCATCATTGGTAGCAAATCCTGCTTTACTATCCTTATAGAACCTAGCGATTGCTCTAAGTTCTTTTTGTTCGGGAGTTAAAGGCATTAAAATACTGCTGTTGTAGAAACAATAGTTGCATTTGGGTTTCTTGCAAGAGCGACCTGCTGTGCATCATGGTAGTTTGCAGCATTTACTATTTCATTGAATAGTTTTCCTGCTACCATTAGTTGTACTTTAATTTTCATAGGAGTTTCCTTTTAATTATATATTCATTATAATATAGCATTCATTCAATAATGTCCATAATGGACACTTTGTAATCTGTCACACGTTTCTGTATTAGTTTACCATATTCTTCATTAAGTTCGCAACCTATGTAATCTCTACCTAATTGTTTTGCTACCATTCCAGTAGTACCCGATCCCATGAAAGGATCTAAAATTATATCTCCTTTCTCACTCCCTGCTTTGATACAAGGTTCAATTAACTCAGGTGGAAATACAGCAAAGTGTGCACCTTTGTATGGTTTATTTGTTACTGACCAGACAGATCGTTTATTCTTTGTTGGATATGATTTTGTAAGTCCGCTATGCGGTTGGAGTCCTGTTCCTGCGTTGTGGTATTTTCCGTTTGTTCTGTCTCTTGTTCCCCAATCTTTTGCGGGTTCTTTGATTGCTTCATTATTGTAGTAATACTTCTTGTTTTTACTGAATAAAAATATATATTCGTGTGCTTTAGTACACCTATCCCTCACACTTTCTGGCATAGGGTTAGGTTTATGCCAAATAATATCTTGTCTAAGATACCATCCATCTGCTCTCATTGCGAAGGCAAAGAGCCAGGGGATTCCAATAAGGTCTTTTTCCTTGAGTCCTGAGATTCTATTTCCTCTACGAGGACACACATCTGGTAAGTCTTGTTTAGTATTTGAGACACTTTGTTTTGGAAGTCCTTGTCCTTTTCCTGGTCTGTAGTTATAGTAACTATCGCCAAGATTAACCCAACAAGTTCCATCATCTGTGAGCACATTTCGCACCTCCTTGAATACGTTTACTAATTGATCAATATATTCTTCTGGAGTCTCTTCCAATCCGATTTGATCATCTTGTCTTATTGCACCACACTTAGGGCAAACAGTTTTGTATATTGCATCCCCTACCCCTGCCATCTTATCATGATTTTTATGACCAGTAATACAATTACTAGGATTAACTTTTGAGTCTCTCATATGATTGCAATTTGGATCTCCTCCTATCCAAGTAGCAGTTCCATAATCACGTAAACCAAAATAAGGTGGAGATGTAACACACATCCTTGCAGGTTCGTCAAATTGTTTGAGTGTCTCTCGACAATCTCCAAATAAAATAGTGTCTCTCATCCGTATAAATGTACGTTATAATGTTTGCGAACTGGTGGATACTTGGGTTTAGGTTTGACCCTAACCACTTTGAGTATCCTGAGTAGTGTGTCTGTTTTCATTAAGTTAACCCCATAGCGATTTTCATAAATTGAAACTGAGGATCAAACCCCATAATAATTTTACTGATTCCTATTGTCAATAGGAATGCAAACATAATTACAACATCCCACATTTTATTTTTTATATAAAATGGTAATGCAAGTGATTCAAAGATTACATTAAGCATAGCACCAAAAAAAGTACTTACATGTAATGTAACAAAGTATCCTAGTATTATACCATATGTGCCTATCATTCGAGCAACAACAATTAATCTGTTTGTTTTCATGATCTGATAACTGAGGTAGCTGCCTGTCCTTTGTTGAATACAGTATCTACAACTGCTTCAACCTTTCTTGCGGTTGAAATACCAACCTTAGAGTAAACTGGAACACATACAAGACCATAAACCTTGTCCTCTGCACCCTTACGGATTACTCTACCAATAGTCTGACTAATACCAATGTAATCCATAGATCTCATAAACAATACTGCCTCAAGACCTTTTACATTGATACCCTCTGAGAGGATGCTGTGATGGAGTACAACAAACTTTGTACCATCTACACCCCACTCGTTAAGTGTGGTAAAGAACTCTTCTCTACTAACCTTCTTACCATTAACAAAAGCACCTGTCTTAGAAGTAATAAACATCCAGTTGTATCCACGTACTTGTAGATCTACAACAAAAGGAGTTTGAGATATCAGGTTAGTAATCTGCTTTGTAGACTTTGCACATATCAATACTTTGTCCTTCTGAATGTTATCAAGAGCATTGATCATTTGATCGCAATCAGCATCTACAACCAACTCGTCCTTCTCTAGTATTCTTGTCTTGTATACTGCAACCTTTGGTGGTAAGATATGTCCTTCCTCCACTAACTTAGGTGCAGGTACTTGACAAATAACATTACCAAAGATAGCAGGATTGTTCATACCTACCTTAAGAGGTGTAAGAGAATGCTTTGGTGTAGCAGTAAAGAAGTATGCTCTTGCTGAATGTGTTGAGAAGTGCTCAACTGCTTCAACAAAGTTCTTCTGAACTCCATTGTGTGCTTCATCAAAGTAAATGGTATCTACATGAATCTCAGACTCCACGACTTTATGGAGAGAATGATATGTTGTGAATATTATCTGATTGAATGCACATTTCTTTGCTGCCCAAACAGATATACGAGTTGAATCAGTTGTAGAGTAATACTTTGTCTCTCCACTATGAACGTGCAGTACATCATCAGGATCAATATCAATCATTTCACGGAACTCTGAGCATAACTGCTTTGCAAGTAATATACGTGGTGCAACTACTACAATAGTCTGAGGAGCACTCTTGAACTGATATATCGCATCTTCTATCATGCACATTGTTTTACCACCACCAGTCGGAACAATAACTTGTCCCTTAGTGTTAGACTGCATAGCAACTAAAGAATCAATTTGGTGTGGACGTAATTGCATTAAATTTGTTTCGTTACACTTATTATAGCAAACGCAACATCATTTTGCAAATCATTGTGCCAGTATATTAACTGTCTTTGTCTATCTTTTCTGAAAGTCTTTTAAGTGCTTCTTCCCATCCATCTTTATCTTGAGACCACTTATCTAATGGACAAGACTCTAATACAATCCTAGCTTTACCAGGTATAAAGCACCCACATTCTGCACATATATCTTTCTTCTTTATCCACATTTCACAAGATTTACAAATCTCATGTCTAATCTTGTAGGTCTCATCAGATACTACTAAAGAACTAGCTCCGTTCTTATTAATATAGTTTATGATATCCCAAGAAAAATTGGCAAAATTCTTTGTTTTCTCAATAAAAGATGGTTCAGTTGGTTCCATAATATTATGTATTACTAAGGTGTGGCAGGAAAATCTCCCTTAATTGTAGTGGCACTGATAGATCCAATTACACTATAACTTGTTCCTGTAATTGCTTTTCCTGGTAAACCACCATTCCCAGTATTATTAGTATCTCCACCTGCAAGTGCCCACTCTCCACCTGCTCCACCAGTTTCGCCTGGTTGTCCCTGAGAAGAGTTACATCCATTATCAGGATCAGGTGGTCCACCATTATCTCCTTGTAGTGGGTTGGGTGCTTCATTTCCATATCCTCTTCCATTACCACCATCACCACCTTCTCCACCAAGTCCACCAGCTACCTGATACTCATTAAGGCAGTCATCATAGTAATAATAAGCAGTTGTTTCAAACCAACAACTTCCCCACCAGTTACAACGTCTTGCTCTAGCACATCCAGATCCCGAATAGCATCCAGATGCTACCCATCCAGATGGGCAACTAGGACAACTACCACAATCCCGAACAGTATCAGTATCTTGACATAATCCACTAGCACCTTGAGCTCCTTGAGCACCTTTCTCTCCTCCACCACCTCCACCATAAATTCTTGCGGAAGATCTTACAAGTACAGTTAAATTTTCTCCACCAGTAGAAATTATAGAAAGTGCAGTTCCACCAGTCTGTCCAGAGATTGAAACATTGCCAGGTTTTCCACCACCTACTCCAGGTGCACCCTTAATTGTACCAGTAACATCAAATAAAAGATTATATGCAGGAGACTGTTCAAATGAAGCTGCAGGAGTAAGTGCATTATCAGATCCTATGTCTCCATCTATGAAAATTGTTTTAGTTATAGTTTTGTCTAAATTACTATTCCAACTTAGAGCATCAATATCAAAATAAATATCAGATCCAGTTTGTGTAATATAATAAAATTTTATAGCATTTCTAAATTGAGACAAAGAAACATCACTAACAGAACCTATTGCAGAATTTTCTGTAGCATCTGGAACTATTGGGTTTGGACTTTGGGGATTTGTATCTCTCTTCAACTCTGACATGCTAATGGGAGCAGCATCAGAAGCAAAGAATTCAGACCCACTAGAAGAAGTTTTTTGAGATTGTGCTCTAAAAGTTCTCCTCAACTCACTAAAAGTTATGGGTCCTGAAGCGAAAAATGGTCCTGCTTTTGATACTGATACAGACATATATACGATCTTTTTTATTATTTATATTTATTTTTTGATTATGACTGAACCGTTCAAAACAGATCTATGGGGAACATAATTTTTTTTCTTTTTGATACTTTGTAATACTTCATGTAATGATTTTGAATCTTCTAATATCTTTTTTGCTTTGGGTAAATCTTTCAAAAATTTATTTACTGAATCTACGTTTATCATTTCTAAACCATTACTAACCTGTATAAAACTATCAATATGAAATTGAGAGTCCTCATCTGTAATTCCACAAGGTATAAATTCAAGAGAACATTTCTCTTCATATGCTTTCATCCAATCTGTTTTATTATCAGTCATATACTGCCAGAATGGAGAATCCGTTCTGTTAGTATTATAGTGTAGGCATATAAAATTAAACACATCTACATAACTTTCCTCATTAAAATTATTATAATTTATCCTATCAAACTCTAAGAATTTAAGAGTGGTATTATTCTTTACAAAGAATTGTATTTGGTTGTAAAGTATCTGAAGTCCTGTTGATTCTAATGGTTCAATAAATCCACTTGCAAGACCAACTGATAAGCAATTCCCTATCCAGTTCTTTTTATAATAGCCTGGTTTGTAATGAATTATTCTTGGATCTTCATTTAACTCTACACCATGATTCTTTTTCAACCATTCATTATAATTTTTCTTCGCCTCTTCATCAGTAGTAAACTTAGATGAATATACATAACCAGTTCCATATCTTTTCCTCAATGGAATTTGCCATGTCCAACCATCTTTTGTTGCTTCTGCTTGTGTATATGATGGTATTTCTACAAGATTATGAGGTATTTGCTGTGGGATTGCTCTGTCTAATGGGAGATAATTTGTAATATCAACCCAATCTGGATTAAGATGTTTGAATAAAACATTGCTAAATCCAGAAGCATCAACATAAAAATCAGCAGTTACTTCTCCCTTATTTTTAAATACAATACTTTGTATACTCTTTCCGTCTGAATTTACTTTCTCTACTACATCATCAATATGATCTATTTCATCTTTAATATCATCTAAAATATATTTTGTAATTAGTTGCGTATCAATATGAACTGCGTGATTGTAATAAAAATCATGACTAGGAACTGTTGTAGTTGCTTTATTATATAAGGTTCCTCCATTAAATGTTCCATTTGGAATTGAGTGTAGAGATTCTGGATACTCTCCTCTTGAATTATCAAGATTACATTCATTAAATCCATGAAAATATTCTTTATTCTTCGTCCAATTTTTAAATAGAATTCCTAATTTTACTGTACTTCCAGTATCTTTTATAAAATCTGCAGGATGAATATGAAGATATCGTCTAATGAAATCTACAAATGCTTGTGTTGTACTCTCTCCAACACCTATCGTTTTTCTTTTACTATCGTAATATACTTCTACTTTAACTCTACCTGCAAAAAATCTTTTGAATACAGCTGCAGTCATCAGTCCAGATGTACCAGACCCAATAATAATAATTTTTTTCATAAATTAAATTAAGATAAAGTCAAACTTGTGCTTCCAATTCCTGCAACTGTGAATGTTAGAGTAGATCCAACTACACTTATTTGAACAGGAGTTCCAGTTCCACTTGTAAATCCATTTGCAGCAGTTACAATTCCTGTTTGATTAGCAAATCCTACCCATTCATCATCGCAATATGCTTGATGTTCCCCTGCATCTGTATTATAAATTATAGATCCAGTTTGAGTTATAACACCAACTCTTTGAGCAGTTGTTGAGTGAGGAGTCCTCATTGCTCTAGCAGAACTAAGACCTGGACCAGGACCACTTCCTGCTTTAGAGAAGTCAACTGCAGAAAGAGGTACGTGCGTACCTACACCTAATAGACTATTCTCATCGCCTAATAAACCAGAATTATAAATCCTAACCTGCGTATTAAAGAATCCTGCAGCTTGATAGCATGCGAAAGATTCAGCAGTATTATTTTCGTATAAGTATGCTATCGAAGTTGTCCCTACACCAACTGCACCAAAGCTTGCTTGTCCACCGACTACTAAAGCACCACTAACAGCATTGCTAGTGTACTCATTACTTGTATTAATTCCAAGTCTTCCAATTAATCCTGTCTTTGCCTCTGCATCAAAATCAACCTGTGGATCAGCAGTTCCAATACCAATACTGGTTCCTGCACCAACACTAGAATTTACATATACTTTTCCGAAAGTATTAACTCCTGCATTATTAATCTTAGAAGCAATAACATTTGGTAAATTAAATGTCCCTGCATCAATTGATCCACCTATCTTAAAGTTTCCACCAATAAATGCATTACCTGTAATAGTTGATGTACCAACAACATGTAACTTATGTTGTGGAACCGCAACACCTATACCTAAATCTCCTTGATAGGTAAGGGTCATCATATCTCCATTGGATTGTCCATTAACAAAGTTAAAGTTACCTGTTGATAATCCTGCAGGACCTCCATGAAGAACTAAATTAAAGTCTCCTGTATCGTTATTGACAATATCAAGTGTTTTATCAGCAACACCAAACTTCATTGCTGCAGAACTAGCACCAACACCTACTGATTGTCCAATAGAAAGTACAGAACTATCTCCTTCAGAAACTATTTCTATCTTTGCAACACCAGATGGTTTACGGATCTGAATATCAGAGGTAGGAAGAACTGTTCCTAAACCGATAAACTGTCCGTTATTTGCAAGAATAGTTCCACCAGTACCAACATGAAGAATATCAGTTACTGTGCTTACTCCTATTGTTGAGAAACCTGATTTTATTTCAGATGCATTTAATATAACTACATTGCCAGATCCAAGATTAAATCCTTCTGTTCCTGTTCCTATCCTTCCATCTGCTTCCTTATTAACTAACTCAAACCAAGCACCTGCATGTGCATATAATGCTTTTCCACTTGCATGAACGTGGGCAAATGCACCGTGATATGTTACTGGAGATGGTAGATCATCATAAGTTGAATACAAGAATGGAATTACATTACTTGTTGCTGCACCAACAATTCTACCGTTGGCATCAATACTTCCATCAACTTTTAGTGCATCAACCCCAGATTGAAGTTGAGTTACTGTTAATAAAGGTAGTGCTGTACTATCAATAATTGATGTAACACCTGTTATTCTTGCTTCAGGACCTTCAAATGAAAGTTGTCTTGTTGTTATTATACCTGTTGCCTTAATATCTCCTGTTGAATTTATTCCAACACCTGGAGAATCCATATCGTCTGCAGTTCCACCAATTTGAAGGGCATTGTATGGAAGTTCAGTTGCTATACCAACATATCCTGCAGAATATATGCTTGAGAAACCTAAACCTGGATTTACATCAATCCATTGAGATGTAGGTAAATTTACCAACCTACCACCATCTCCAAAGTAAGTAACAACTCCTGTTGTAGAAGTTGCAGTGATGATACCTGAGAGTACAGATGTTATACCAACCTCAACTTGTCCTATAGTTGCTACTCCCGAAACTATAGCACCTTCTTCAATAAACGTAGTTTTTATTGTTGCTACTCCGACAACCTTCGTTGTGCCCCTGACATCCAAAAACTCCCTTGGAACCGATGTACCGATTCCAACCAGACCATTAGGATTTACGATAAAATTGTCGTCATCAACTTGGACACCATTACGAAAATTAAACGACTTCTTATAATTAGGCATCTACTTACACTTTTTAGTTATTTAGTCTTTGTTCTAATGAATCAACTTTTGCGTTGAGTTCTTTGATTGCTTCCACAAGTAGGGGAACAACTCTATCATAATCAACAGCAAGATATCCATTCTTGCGTGTTGTAACTGCTTCTGGTAAAACTTCTTCAAGTTCCTGTGCAATTACACCAACATCTTTACCTGTCTTTCCAGACTTATCATTCCAATCATATGTGTTACCACTGATTGATATAACTTTAGCAAGAGGATCATCAATAGGAGTAATATTATCTTTCAATCTAGCATCAGATGTGTAGAATGCAGTGATGTCTCCTTCTACATTTAAGTCTGATGTAATTGTTGTAACTGTACTGATTGAAACACTACTTCCAATCGCAGCACCTATAACAAGATCTCCACCTCTGGTGTCAATAGTTGTTGTACCACCAACACCAAGTCTAATTCCATCAATGTATGCAGTTTCAAATGCTTGGTCTTCCTTACCAATGTATGCTCCTTTATCAACGTCAGGAATAATACCTGTCTCAGCAACTATCTCATCGCCAAATGTTGATTTACCAGAGATACCCATACCACCTGTAACAACAAGAGCACCAGTAGTTCTACTTGTTGATGGAGTGGCATCATCTAACTTAAGATTTCCAGTAATTGTTGCTGTATTTCTAAGTCTAACTTCTCCATTAAAGGTAACAGGACCATCAAACTGAGATAATACTGTTCCAGATTTACCACCTTCAACTCTTAATCTTTCTTTGATTAATACTTCATCAAATACAACACTTAATCTACCTGCCTCTTGTCCAGTTACAGTAGGAGAAGGAACATCAAATGTTCTCTCTTGTCCAGTTGCAGAACTGGATTTCTTATTACCGATAAAGAAGTCTCCTTCGCTGTTCATACCAGTATAAACAACGACACCCGCAGATTTCTTCTGAGACTGTGCTAAGAAGGATTCTTGATCTGTTAAGGTTCTTACCTGTACTTGAGGTAGACCAGTAGAATAGTTACCTGGACCAAAACCAAGATATTCAAATGTATGTCCAGAAGCACGAATAATAGATGGTCGTCTTAATTCAATTGCTCTTGGTTTTATCTTCTTAGCAATTGATTGTGAATCATGAGTTTCTTTTGGAGTTCCGAATACACCACGGATAACATTCAGTTCATTGAGGTTGGTTCCGCTAAACTCTGAATTAGCAATCCTCATGATCTCATTATCAATTTGGATATAAGATCCGAGTGGGAATTGATTTAGAGTTGCAATACCACAGAGAACATTATCAGTAACAGCAATGACATCGCCAGTTGTTATTGGTGTATGTAGGAAGAACTTATCTCCATCATATGGAGAAATTCCTCTTGTTCCTAAATTCTCTACTACTCCGTCAGAAGCAGCATTATTGGCATCAAAACCATGAGGTAATAGATATGAAGCACCTGATAATGAATCGGATGTTTTAACTGTGAATGTGGTAACACCAACCTTCTCATTAACAACATAAGTTCCTAACTTATTATTGTTTGAATCTTTAAATTCAAGTTTAGATCCTGCTGTAAATCCGTGAGCAAAATCAGTAGTAAAGGTTGTAATACCTAAAACTGGTCCTGCGACTGTGTTTACATGAACAGAAGGTCCTAAGTTAAGAGCATACTGTCCTGAATGAATCTCAATATCTCCTGCAGTTATAGCAACTGCAACCTGATTTTTCTCAGGTATTGAAGCAATCTTATAATATCCCTCTCCAGTTGTTCCGATTCCTGTTATCTGAAGAGTATCTCCTATGTTTGTAGAAATACCTGAAGCAGCTATTGTAACTCCTGCACCTGTACCAGAACCTAAAACTGATGGATCAAAGTCTAATACTTCTCCATCAACATATCCAGATCCCTTAGATATGAAACTTACATCTGTTATAGTTCCACCTGTTCCAACTACTACTTTAGCAGTTGCACCATCCCAAGTTGTGGTTCCATCATTAAGTAGTTTAACATTATAATGTGTACCTTCATTGTATCCACTACCACCTGAGAATGTACTATATGTGTTTACACCTGAGAATCCGTGCTCTCTATCAAATGTAATAGTTGCAATTCCTGCAGTAGCAGTAGTGAATATTGTTGTAATACCTGTAATTTTCTTACCGATACCAAAGTCTTCTACAAATGAATCTAAACTTTCTCTTGTTAAACTCTTTGTAAGATCATTAGATACAACTTCTCCAATTGGAGCTCTCTTTGCAAATGATTTTATAGGACCAGGATTATCATTTGGATTATCCTTATCTAATTCTGGATAAAGGTTAGTAACGTTCTGACTGTATTTGAATTCATTAAATTCTTCAGGTATTGCATTATTAGCATTTAATACGTAACCATGATAAACACCGTCTTGTACATCCTTAATGTAATCTGCAATTACCTCTGAACGATACACATAATAGTTTCTCTTAGTATCATTCTTTTCAAATCTTGGTAGATTTAAGTTTCTTTGTGTAGTATCGCTATTGAATATTCCTGGTGTGCGAGTAACACCGTCAACATCAGTTGCTGAATATTCAAATGTATGATCATTTACAATACCAGTTACAGCGAATCTTCCATTATATCCTGTATTATCTAATCCACCAGTGTTAGTTGTGCTTCTTACATTAAAGATATTAACTAAGTTACCTGTGTTTAATTGGTGTGGAATTTCAGCAGTTACAGTTACAATACCTGCACTTCCTGCAATACATGTACTGATAAATCTTGGGTTTCTATCAAAGTCATGGTCTGTAGCACCAATACTTACTCTTGTTGAATCAGCATCATTTCTAAATGCAGTAGAACTTGATTCTTGTATAATGAATGTTTCAGCAGGTTCTTTTGCATTATCGGCATCTTTTGGAACAACTATTCTAACTTTATATAATTTTTCATCTAAACTTCTGGAATCATCTACTCTTTCAAGGAAAGTATTATCAGATGTTGCTGTTAAAACAGAAACTCCATTTGTGTTCAACGCACTGTAAATATCATTCGGATGAGTAGTATGTACGTACCAGTTACCAACATTAGAGTCAAACTGAACTGGGTGTCCTACATCTCCTGCTTTCTTGTCAGAAACTCTACTGGTTATTGTTAAATCAGTACCACCATATACAGTAACAGGTGTGTTACTATCAGCAGCTGCCTTGGAAGATGCTAATTTAATTGTAGTAGAACTTTCTTTTATTACATAATAAATTCTATCGTTAACAACATTTTCTGGAAGATCACCAGTAGCACTGCTAACTAAAACACTTTCTCCAGTTAATAGATTATGTGTTCCAATAGTAAATATGTTATTGGAAGGTCCTGATATTACAGGGAATATTTTATATGCTACGTTAGTTCCAAGAGAAGTAGTTCCACCACTAACAGTATTATCTACCATACAGATAGGAGCACTAAAAGTACCAATACCTGCACCTAAGTTTACCTTAAGTGTATCATCTTTCTGTGCACCAACTCTATAACCTTGTGTTAAAATTGGAGGAACATCATCAAAGTTGTTAAATCCAAAGAGATATAATTGACTTGAAATACCAACTGCTGTTGTAAGACCAACATCTAAAGTTTGCCAATCAACATTAGTATTACCACCCTCTATTGATCTTGGTGTTATGATAGATGTTAGATAGAATCTATTATCCTTATCAAACGCAGCTTTTCTAAATCCTTCAGAAGCAAGAGAGAATTGTCCAAAGTTTGAGTTAGAGTTAGTAATAGAAGCATCACCACCACTTAAGGTTTCAAAATGCTTATTATATCCAATCGCAAATACAGACACGATCTGCATAACAGAATCATTACTGATCTTGATATGTGTAGTATCCCATCCTGTGCGATATACAGCATCAGAATCTAAGTGATATACTTTTGCTTTATCTAATGATGATGAACCAGATGATAATTCTGCACCTGTTTTCTTACTTATAGATCTTCCTTCATAACTTCTTGTTGCTTCATTATATTTTACAAATGCACGATCATCTTTCTGTAGTGATATACCAGTAAACTGGGCAACAACCATAGAACGGAAACCAGATGCTTTTGATCCATCTGCATGCATACCTTGCATACCAAAGACAGATCTCAATGAAATATTAAAGATGTAAGGAGAAGCACCAGATACAGTATCAGTTTCAATTGTTACTACCGCACCACTAACATCAGGTAGAGTTAATAAGTTAGGTTGAACATATGGTAAGAGATAGGTAAATGTTTTCTCATTAATTATACTCTGTACTTTAGTTGATATATTGTAATCGTTTACGTTATCAGGGACACCAACACCATCAATCTTAATTGGAGTTCCTTCATTAAATCCATGATCCAATACAGTAGTAACTGTTATAATTGGTCCTGCTGTACCACCACTACCAGATTCAATTCTAGCAATTGATAGTGGATCTGAAGCAAACGCACCTACAATTTCCCATTCTGGTCTCTGCTTTGCAAAAGCATCAGGTTCATCAGGATATTTCTCTGGAATATTTCTTATAGAACTGAACGCATTTGACAGTTTACTATAATACATATCAAGGTCAGTTATATCATAACCAGAAACCTTGTTAACACCATCAGCATATTCAAAACAAGTTAGTTTATGGTGAGAGAAACTTGGTTTTGATCTGTTAGTTGTTGAGAAATCAACTGGATCAGTATATACAGTTCCTAATTCATTTCCATCAAATATTGAAAACTGCCAGAAGTAGGATGTACCAGTAATTCTGAAGAGAGCAGAATATCCCGCATCATCATCTGTTGGGTTTGGAACATATTTTGGTCTTATTTTTGTCTTTCTTAAATCTAATCCAACAAGTGATGTACCACGAGGAACAATTGTACCACCATAAACACTATTGAACTTATATAACTGGTTTTCTACCTGATTTAAATCAAAGTTTGAATCTAAATTTAAAGATATTTGTTCGGAAGGTGGAGATTTTGTACCAGATGGAGAGACAACTCTTACACCTAAAGCAGGATCATTGAGGATCGCAAAACCAGGTCTATTATCTACAACGTGCTCGCCTGGAAAAAGCAAGATTGTAGTTTGTTCTATCTTATCGTTATTATTTCCTTTTAGATATGAAAATCTGGCAGACTCTATTAATGCCCTTTGAATCGTTTTAAAAGGTTTAGCAAGAGAATTTCCTTGGTTTTCAATACTATCGGTGGCTTCAAGATCGTTCGGATTGACATAAAGAGTCCTTCCGTCCGTGTTCTTGATAAAATTATCTAATTTATTAAGTGGCATTGTCGTACACGACCATGAGATTTCTATGTTTTATTTATGGTAGTAGAAGTTACCCTACTTTCATGATGTAGTACCAAACAACTATTAAAGGTCTGAGTGTGTTTGCATTTCAAACCACTCTTCTTCAGTTTCGGCATATTTTCCCAATACAGATGCTTTTCCATCGGCATCTAAGATACCAATAAGTTCCCCATCTTTTGCTCTGCTGATCATTTCATACTTGTTTTGTTGAAATTCTTCAGATGTTATAATGTCCATTTGGTTACTTAAGTGATAAATCTGCGTATTCAATTTGGTCTGCTTTTAAGTATTCTTTACAGACTTTCAATACACCCATGAATTCATCGGTGGTATCGCATTCTATTAAGTTTTCTTCTTCCTTGCTGCCAACCAATAAAAATGATTTGGCACATAAGTCTATGACCACATGGTCAACGAATTCAGAAGGATCAATCATCCACAACTTAAAAAGTACTATCATTATATAGCACTATTAGGTTGATGTCAAGGACGTTTATAAACCTAAGAGAGATTTTAATTCATCAGTAGTAAGACCTACTTTTTCAAGTTTTTGTGATGCTGTTAAAGTAGATGCGGTTGAAACAGTACTCCAAGCGTTAGTAACTCCTATTCCTGCATCAGCACCACCAGCTGCTGTATCCCACGCTAAAGCTTTTTGACGTAATACTACAGGTGGTGTAAACGTGGTTACTCCAGTAGGAACTGGTCCCCATGGACTTGTAACGACCACAGCTGCTCCTATAGTTGCAGCATTAACAGAATAATAAGTTCCACTTAGATCATCAATTTGACTCCAAGTTTGAGCACCTTCATCAAAGACTCTAACTTTTCCAAGCACTGGTTCAGGTGGAGCAACTGGAGTAGAGTTTGCGGGTGCATTATAATATGAAGGATTCTCTGGAGCAGATGGTTTCTCAAATGTCCCAATATATTCCTTATGTTCCTCACCATAACTATACAGTGGGCAAGTATTTTCAGATTCTACAGTAACAGTGCGTTCTACACCATCAGCAGTTTTGCAGGTTACGGTTGCCATATACTTTTACAACAATTATCTAAGTTTAATTACACCTATTTATGTTTTTATAATAGGCAGGAAATTTATGTTTCTTGGTCTGGTCTCAGCACCATTAAATCCACCGTTTGTAGCATTTGGTGCACCACCTTCAACATTTCTAATAAAACTAGCATCATCAGCAGCAGGTCTATCATTAACACCACCAGTCCAATCTTGGTTTCCAACAGCATGAATTGGTATGTCATGAGTGTGAGTCTGGAATTGATGTTGTTGGGATGTAGCAAATCCTCTACCACTATCTACACCTCTATTATCATCATATCCTCTAATAAATTCTCCACGAAGATCAGGAACATTAAAGTTCTGTCCACTTCCTCCGTATTGATAACCGATTGCATTGAATAAATCTTGATATTGTCCAGCTGATGGGAAGTTACTTATATTACCATATGATGAACCATCGCAGTATAAGAATCCAGAAGGTGGATTTGGATAATTTCCACTTCCCTTGTCACCCGCAAACCACACGATACTACCCGTAACAACACCACCGACTGCACCTGTTCCTTGAATACCCTGAACACCCTGAATACCCTGAATACCTTGTCCACCAACAACACCACTAATACCTTGATTACCCTGAAGTCCCTGAATACCCTGAGATCCTATAATACCCTGTATACCTTGATTACCGTCACCAGTCTGTCCTTGAACACCTAATATTCCTTGTATACCCTGAATACCCTGAATACCTTGAACACCCTGATTACCATCTGGACCTTGAATACCTAAGATACCCTGAATACCCTGAATACCTTGAGAACCTACACCATTGTCACCTTGAATACCTTGATTACCCTGAATACCTTGTATACCTTGGAAACCTTGTGCACCATCAGCACCATTATTTCCTTGGATACCTTGAATACCCTGAATACCTTGCTGTCCCTGAACACCTTGAATACCCTGAAATCCCTGAATACCTTGTAAACCCTGATTACCTTGTATACCTTGGAAACCTTG